TCAGGCGACGATTCTTGGACTTTAACTCACATTTAACCATGTTAGGAACCACTAATGACAAAAAGAATCTTTACCGAAGAGGAAAAGAAAAAATTATACGGATTACTCCCAATTTCTCAGGAAAGCGGGATTCCCTATAAACCCAAAGTATATAAAGGGGACTTGGCAAAATTCGCACCAACCTTTTATATACGATCTTGGACAGTAGATGAACATTCTGGATTTGTTGCCGATGTACAGGGCGAAGGTAAGGACTTTAACAAAGTTATATATAACCATGCCCTAAAAGCCGTGGTGAATATTACCGATCTATGTAATATCGATGGAGAGGAAATCCTTTTCAAAACTGACCCTAAGAAGGCTTTTGAGAGCTTACCTTTTATGGTGGTTATGGATGTATTCAACGAAATAAAACTCATTTCTGGACTTAGAGAGGCCGATGCAGAGGGTTTAGAATAATGACTGCCGTTCACACTGGTATAATCCCCCAATCTTGCGGTAAGTGCCAGCGTGACCCTACTTTAAAAGAGTTTTGGGGTTGTGATAAGCCCTCCCAAACGGTAGTCGAGAGGCTAATGGATGACAACGGAGACATACAAGAATACTACTCATGCCCTAATAAATTTGTATCCCAATCGGTACACGACTGGTTTAATGAATATTCCATGACAAAGAGCGGTCAAGCACAGCCAGTACCCTATAGGAAACAATCCTCAAATTATGTATATTCATTAGCATACTAT